TATTAGGAAGTTTTGAGGTAATACCGGCTTGAGCTTTACGACTACACGGTCGGTAATGTTGACACCTACCGCCTGAAGGTCGCCACCCATAATAGGTTCAGTAGCAGGGGCCATTTCCTTGATTTCTTCTAGGACAACCTCACCAACACCCGTGCCAAATACGGCTGAGTTAATCAGGCATTCCGCTACAGCTTTACGGACTTTACAGGTTTCAAAGTCTTCAGAGAGTTTGTTTCGTAAAAACAAAGCATCCTGCTTTTGCGCATCAACTACATCATCAGCAATATCAAAGAACTTGCCACGACCAAATGTCGCTTCTTCCAGTTCTGCGACATTTGACTCTACGGCCTGCTGCAAAGCAGGAGATATAATCCTTGAGCGTTCTGAAGCCCTTTCGGAATCTTCTGGACTCCACTGACCGCGCCAGAGTCTGTAGTACTCATCAAAGCGGTCCTGATAATTGGATTCGTAATAATCGCGCCAATCATCACATTTGTTAATAACCCAAGCCTCAATAGACTGTTCGGCCATTAACGGGTCTGGGCTATATTCATCTGCCATTCTAGTATCCCGCTACCACATCCAAGATTTCGTGGTCTCCGATTTCATATTCATAGTCGTAGGCCACTTCAGCCAACTGATCTATGTACGCCAGCGCATCAATCAGGTCATCATGCGTCAATACGTCTGGAAACTGAAACAACTGGTCAAGGAATTTAACATTCCATTCGCCTTGATTCAGGGTGATATAGCCGTTTTCAAACCTTCCTTGTAAGGCCCACATCACCCTGTCAGTTTTCTTTTTGTTTCCGTGCGTTAATTCCTCAACTCTGAAAAACGTGCCATACCGCTTCATCAAGTCTAAAAGCGGCGACATTACTGCTTGTTTGGCGATTCCTTTTTCAATTCCGACACTGACGGGTCGGTAGTCACGGACGGCCTGAAAAATCTTTGTAGCCGTCTCATCAAGGCCCCAGCGACCGTAGATAATGTTTTCCACAAACCAGCCATTCTCATTTACCTTTGCTACTGCAATCGCAGTATCGTCCAGCTTTGTATTCTTGGTTCGTTTCTTATTGACATCCTCAAAGCCAGCCAGGTCAACGGCAATATAGTAATCACCCTCTTCTGGGCTTTCCCCAAACCTAACCCACTCTTCCTTAAACATCTCAGAGCCTCTAGCCTCAAATGAAGCCATGAACTCCTGTCTAAAGGCGTAACTAGACATGGATTTTTTGGCAATGTCAATTTCGCCAGAATCCAGCATCGAATTATCGTAACTCGTAAAGTGCCAAGACTTATAGGTTTCGTCATCACCCAGTTCGGCATACTTGTACAATTCGTAGAAATGGTTACGGCCCATCGGCGTTCCAATAAACAACGCTCTACCTTTCTGGTCTGCTAGGGCGGGTCTGAGGATCTGCTCCCAGACCTCGGGCTTCATGTCCGCGTATTCATCCATGACAAGAAAGCCTAATGACACACCACGCATGGTTTCCGGCCGGTCAGCACCCTTGAGGCTAATCATCGTGCCGTTGACCAGTTTGATCTGGAGGTTGTTGATATGAGAGCCAGCAATAACAGGATGGCCCAGTTCCATCAGGGTTTGCCACATAATGTCGCGGGCTTGGCCCTGAGTTGGTGCGACGTAGAAAACTTGCCCCTTTTCGGTCTGCAAAGCGTTAATAATTAACAGCCATGCGGCTAATCGGGACTTTCCGGTACGTCTGCCTGCAGCAACTACCTTAAAACGGGTCGTATCGTGAAAAACCTCTTCCTGCCACGGCAATAGGCTGACATTAAGTTCAGCCATGCTTAATAAAACACACCCAATGGGTGTTTGCCTTTTTGCCGGTACGATGCCCGTACAAAGGCTTTTCGGGGGTCAAAGCCAAAATTTCCTTCAATGCAATATCAACTTCACTCCATTTAAATATCAATGTGCCATTAGGCTTTAAAACTCTGAAACATTCAGCAAAACCCCTTCTTAAATCATCTTTCCAGCGATTCTTGTCCAATGAGCCATACGAAAACCCTGTCACGGATTTCATTGAGATTCCCCTGACATGGGGCGGGTCAAATACCACATGATGAAATGACTCATTAGGAAAATCCATGTCACGAAAGTCGTGCAACACATCTGGTAAAACTTCTTTTTTGCCAGGATTGCTTGTGCAATGGCTTACATCCATTACCTCATTTCGGCAATCAGCAAAAACAGCCCGATCATCGTCCTTGTCAAACCACATCATCTTGCCACCACAACAAGCATCTAAAACAAGCTGTTTCATTATTCTTTTTTGCCCAAAAATAGACCAAACGCACCAGTTAAGGCCCCTGTCATTACGCTTACTAGTGCAGCCTGCTCAGGATTGGGGTCAGGCAACGACATAAACCACTCGACCGTGCGATAGGTCATAGCAATCATTGCAAACATTAGCAATCTTGGAATTATTCGCCATGCATTTAGCTGTTCAGGAGTCATCAGTAAAGCCACACTACCGGATTTGAATTTCGTATATCAACATGAATAAAGGTTTTTGCCACGCCAATTCCCGAAAAACTCATCTCAAAGGCGTAATTAAGCAAAATAAAGCGTTCAGCGCCATTATTGACCCTAATATCCGCTGCAATACCCTGAGTATGCGTACCGGGTCTTTCTTTTTTGGCTTCTATGGAGTGTTTGGGATCGCGATAGCCAGAGGTAATCGTAAAGGGAAAGCCACATTTAGCCCGTAATTCATCCAGACGACCCAAAAATAAAGAATTCATTTCATTATTGCCGGTTTCTTGACAGTCAAATTCTTCAATCTTGAAGTATTTCACCGGAATCGCCGTCAATAGTGGTCTGATTGATGGTTGTAGGCTCAATAGTGGGTTCCGAAACAGCACCGACACCCGTGATATTGATCTGAATGGCGGATTTGCCCCCGTTCTGGACAATATCCTTTTCAAATGCGGCTACAGGGAGGATTCGATCCATGACCAGCTTCCACGCCGCAGCCTGATTCTTGTGTTCATCATCCATAGCAGCATTAAAGATAGAGTCCAGGACCTTACGGGACTTGGGAGAGGCCAGCATACGGGCTTTATATTCGTTGATAATCCCCGCATCACCCTTGGGACGGCCTATTTTGCCACGACCACCCTTTGAGTTATGTCTTTTGGCGCTTTTACTTTCTATTTCAGCCCTGGTAGGACCACCACGGCGTCTGGGTTTTTCTTCAAGGTTATCGCTAGGATCAGTATCCATGCGGCCTCCAAGGTTAGTAAGTACTTACGAATACTTCTTTTGTATCGCTTTAAAGATGGCGTAAATGGTTAATACATAAAACGCCAGCACGGACATAGGGATGCCAATATACACCAGTTCCCAAGGCGATAAGAATAATAACTCCCAGGTAAAGTCTATCGCAGACTCTACATCGCTTTGAACAGGGCAGTCATCCACCTAATAGAACTATTTACCCATCATAATGACGGAATAACCACCCATCTTGGGCATCTCAGTCTCTTCAGGGGTAGATTTAGCATCATAAGGCGTAGAAAAGCCCGCATCCTGCATAGCTTTGATCTTTTCCTTAGATCTTTCGCA